TCCTCCTGATCCTAAAAACAGAAAAGCTAAAGTGTTAGAAATTGCTGATGGAGAAGAAGACATAGAGGTGGGAGACGTAGTCTTAAAAGGCATTGGTAAAGGAACTTCCGTTAGAATAGATGGAAAGTGGTTAGAAGCTATCCATAAAAATAATCTTTTGGCGGTATTAAAAAATAGGATGGGTGATGATAAAAATAATTAAATGCTTATGGAAACATCACTAATTTTGAACATTGTTTTAAGTTCACTGGTAATGATAGGGTTTATGTCATACGTTGTATGGTTAGGTTCTGTTGTACTAGGAGTTAAAAAACAGGTTTCACAAATGAGACGAGATGCTGAGGATATCGAAAGAGATATACGAGGAAGTATTGACTCAATAAAAAAAGATTTGGATGAACGTCTGGATCACTTGGATAGGAAAATAGATAGTCGCTTAGACCGTTTAGACAACTACCAAACAAACCGTGTGGATACATTAGAACAAAGTGTATTGCATCAACTAGGATCTGTTACCGAGGATATTAATCATAGACTTGATGATGAGATTGATAATGTTACTAGAGAATTTGAAGTTCTCAGAAGTGACGCTAAGTTCGCTTAACTAAATTAAACATTTGTTACCCATCCTTTTAAAAATTTAAAGAAATGGCTAGACCCCAAGCAGAAAGTTCAGGTTTTGATTATGATATTGCAAAAAGTGATACCAGATATTCATGGGATACAAAGAAGGCTGCTCAGTTAATAATAGCTTTAGATGATGGATACAAACCTAAGGCCACACCCTTTTATGAAGGGAATTTCAATTTGCGGAGAGGTAATATAGTTTTTGATTATACCAAAGAAGAGATCAAGGAAATTAAAAGGTGTGCTACAGACATTGTCTATTTTGCTAATAACTATTGCACCGTAATGACCGATGATGGGCTAATGACAATAACTCTACGTGATTACCAAGAGGAGATGTTAAAGCAATTTCAAAAAGAAAGATTTAACATATGTGTTGCGAGCAGGCAGGTGGGTAAGACTATCTGTTCTTCTATTTACATTGCCTGGTATGTTCTTTTTAATTTTGATAAGAATGCTTTAGTTCTTTCTAACAAGGGGGCTACTACTCGAGAAATTATAGATAAGGGAAAGACTATTTTAGAACACCTTCCTTTCTTTTTAAAGCCTGGAGTTTTAAAGTGGGATGTCTTTAATACGAAGTTTGATAACGGCTGTAGAATCATAGGACAGACTACCACGAAGAAAGCTGCTATTGGTTTTACCATTCACTTATTATTCATGGATGAGTTTGCCCACATACCCCACAACTTTGTGAATGCCTTTTATGAGAACGTGTATCCAACAGTATCCGCTTCTGCTAATTCTAAAGTTATCATTACGAGTACCCCTAATGGCTTCAATAAGTTTTATGATATTTACTCTGCTGCTGAAAAGGGCTTAAGTGAGTACACCCCATTCCGGGTAGATTGGTGGGATGTTCCTGGAAGAGATGAGAAGTGGATGGAACAAGAAATTGCTAATCTCGGTAGTGAAGAAGCCTTTAATAGGCAATACGGCAATCAATTTATTGCAAGTTCTTCTTTGCTCTTAAGTCCAGCAAGTTTAAAAAAGATAGGTGATAATCAAAAGGATTATGTTTTTAAAGACATAATAGAATTAGAAGATGTTGATACAGATTATAGTGGATTAGTCTGGGAACCTGATTTTGATATAGAATCTATCGAGGAAGATGAAAATTACTGGCTCTTCTCTGTAGACTTAGCTGAAGGTAACGGTGGTGATTATTCTGTAATTAATATGTTCAAAGTAGGCATCATGGAACAAGCAGATTTTAAAAACGTGACTTCTCCTGGAAGTTTTATAGATTTTTTCTGTCTTAAACAAGTGGGAAGGTTTAGAAGTAATGAACACACTATAGAAGATTTTGCAAAAATTTTGTATACTTTAGCTCTGGATATGTTTTATGGGGAGAATGTTAAAATGATAATAGAGTGGAATATGTTTGGCTCGGAGTTGGTTAAAAGACTTCAGACTGTCTTTCCTCAACGAAATAATTTTGATGAAGAGATAATTGTCAAGTTTAAACACCGAGTAGATGCTAGGGGAAAGAGATTTGGATTGAAGGTTAAGAAAGACAATAAGCCTATTTTTTGTCAGAATTTTAAAAAATATGTGGCTCAAAATAGAATCGTCCTTTCAGAGAAAGAAACGGTGAGAGAAGCTGGTACTTTTGGCAAAATGCCCAACGGTGTATATGCAGGTCAATTGGGTAATGATGATCTGATAATGACATGTATAAATAGTTCTGAATTTCTTACTACAATAGACTTTTCCGATTTTGCTGAAGAAATTTATGAGTTAACACCAGATGATGTACAGGTCCAAATTGAGAAAATATTAGAACAGGATTCTAGAGGAGGCCACCTTAATTATGATATCTATGAGATCATATAATTTTCTTGGGTTGGTTGAATATATAAAAAAACATAAAAAAAATAATATAAGATGGCACTAGATCCACAAATAACTACCCTCAAAGCATCCGGTACATATCGGTTTGAATTTGATAAAAGTCAAGTAGTAAGTATTCCTGCTGAACAGACCAGGTTAGTAATTGGTTTCTCCAAAAAGGGGCCAGTTAATACACCCGTCTTTGTACCTGATACTGGTTTCTTTAAACAAGTATTCGGTGATATTGATAGAAATTTAGAAAAGAAAGATTCTTATTTTCAGAGAAGCTGTTTAGTAGCTTTAGAAAGAGGACCTATCTTAGCTCTTAATCTTCTTCGTCTTGATGATGATGATGATCAAATAGAAGCTATTAAATTTGCTACCGCATGTACACCTTACAGCATACAAGATAATTCAGGAGATGACTATCCTTATTCTGGCTTTTTTAATCAAGATAAATTTTGGTTCCCAGATACTGAAGCATTTTTAAATAATGTAGGTTACAGCACAAGTTATTCCGGAAGCGGAACTACTAATGATTTATTAGATGTTACTAATATAGGTAAGACACCTATCTCAGTTATTATTAGAAAAGCTGCTCCTGAAAATGTAAATGGCTTTAATGTTACAGTAAAAGAATGGTACGGAGCTGCAAATGTACCAGGATATCTAAACGGTGATAGTTTGATATCTGACTTTATGGTTGATGTATTTGTTATTGACGGTAATTGGGGTGGAGAATTTAGTTCTCCTAATCCTTACGAACGGTTTGATTCTGATCCTACATTCCAAACTTATTTCAATAAGACTAAGGGAATGCTCAGAAAGATTAACCCAGATGATGGAACTGATACTAAACTTCAAGAATTCTTTAATGAAGATGAAGTTGATTTAATTGCTCAGTACACATCTTCACTATTACCAAATTTCATTGACCAATTAGGAAACAACTTATTTGTAGAAAACATGGTCAATAGAGACAGTGCTACAACTGGCTGTTATGTTACAGTTAATGAAGATTTATTTGATGGAGAGACAATGTTAGACGGAGTTCCTGCTGGAATAGATTTAATAGGACACAACTTAGAATGGGTACAACAAAACAGTGCTCAGACAGACATTAATTTCTTATCATATGAAGATACTATTGCTGCTGACTTAGAGTTCTGTAGAGAAACTGCTGATGTTCAAACTATTCCCGTAATGGATGCAGATGGAACAGTGGCAGTAAATACTGCTGGTGATATAACTATAACGGTACTTTCTACAAGTGGTGCTTATGCTGATTTTGTTAGCATGTCTGCAGCTGGAGTCGGATTAGGAACTTATATTCAAATGAATGATCCAGGATCAGCATTTTTCTTCGTTCCTGTAATTAATGTAAATGTAACTCCTACTGTAGTAACAGTGACACTCTCACCTGTTAATGCTGCGCCAACTGATTTCGATATGAGTATGGCAATTGCTTTAAATTATCTAAATCCTGCTGACATAGATCAAGTTTCTATGGAATGGACTGATGCTACACCTTACGCACCAGGACCTGCAGGAGTATCTACGGCAAACATCGTGGGATCTATAGGAACTACTCTTTACTCACAGTACACTACAGGTGCTCTTACCACAGGAGACGAATCAAACTTTGGTGTGGCTGGAGACACTACGAGATGTTGGTTAGACTTTAATACTTTTGACAGTGCATTCTTCTATACTGGAGAACCTCTTCAAAATGCTACAGACATCGGAACTATTTCAGATCCTGATTATTACATACCAAGTGTTAGGGTAACTCCTTACGAGGATGAAGACTTTACTTCTCCCGTAATAGCACCTAATGTATTCACAGGTAACACGGTATTTCAATTAGACACTGATCTTGTAGGATATACAGGAGCTATACATGATACTTTCTGGACTTCAGGTGGAGTGGCTGCGCCATCTCACTGTTTAGTTGTTCAGAGTTTGAAAGGTTCAATGAATCAAACATTCGAAATAATAGCTTCTTCTGCTACTGAACCAACACTATATCCTAACCAGATACTGATAGAATCCCCAAATACAGATACTATCGTTGGTAACTATTTGGTACACCAAGAAGGTGATGCTTCTGGGGGTCAACCTTCAAGGCTAACCCGTATAAATGTTGTTAAGGGTGGACAGACTACCGCTGATTATCCTGCTATACCAGTTGGAGTGACTGCATTGTTGATAGAATGTCAAAGTGAAATTTTAATCAGAAACATTGGAGGAGATGATACGGTAGAATTATACTATCCTATTGATTCTTGGATAGACTATTTTAATATCTTCACATTAGACGGTTTTACTTTACGAGCTGATTACAGTATTCCTGATGGAACTAATGATCGACAAAATGAAATCTTAAATGATACACTCGCGGGAACTAACTTAGCAGGTGCATTAACTGATAGAGATATTATCAGTTACCGTTACATCGTAGATACTTTTGGAAACGGTATAGAATCTGGTTCTAAAGCAATCTACTTTACTCTATGTAAAGATAGAAAGAATGCTTTAGCAATCTGTAATGCTCCTTCAGTTAGAGACTTTAAGGACAGTACGGATCCAATATTTACGGATGCTACCGGTTCTCTTTCAACCCGATTTATTTCAACGGGTGGAGATCTGGCATTGAATCCTACAGTTAGGTACTCACTACCTTCCATAACACAGGGTGCAAGCTTCGGCTGCTTCTATTTCCCTTATATGTTAGTTAGGGACTTAGGAAAGAACATAACTGTTATCCCTGCCCCTTACGTATCTAACAACTTTATTGATAAGTATGCTACTGCATTACCTTGGTCAATCGTTGCTGGAGTTCGTCGAGGTGTTGTTGGAGGAGCTGGTGTTGTCGGAATAGAATTTAATCTTGATAAACAAGATAGAGAATATCTTGAACCTTTCGGATTGAATCCAATCGTATTCCAAAGAGGAGCTGGACCAACTATCTTTGCAAATAAAACTGCACAGCAAACTATTAAGTCTGCTCTAAGTTCAATTAACTGTAGAGAGGTTGTAATTTACATCCAAGATGGAATAGAAGCAATACTTAAGAATTATTTGTTTGAATTTAATACTGCTCAGACGCGATTAGAAATTAAAACTTTAGCGGATAACTTCTTATCAACGGTTCAAAATGATGATGGTGTTTATGATTATAGAAACATTATGGATGAGACTAACAATCCACCAGAGGTTATTGATCAGAACATAGGTATCATTGATACTTACATCGAACCTGTGAAAGGATTAGAAATACTGGTACAAAGAACCACGATATTAAAGACTGGAGCGATAAGTACTGGAAATTTCCAATAAGAGCATGAATAAATAAAAAAAACAGAAAAACATGGCATTACCACACTATACACAAGCAAGAGCTAGTACTCAGCTGTATGAACCTATTCAGGCGAATCTATTTGAGGTAACTGTCTTTACTCCCCAGGGAGATGATACTGGACTTATACTGGAACACGTTAGATCCATAGGAGGGCTTAATAACTTAAACCCAACTGTAGATGCCGTTGGCCAGAAGTATAAATTCTCAGATCGTTCTTATGCCGGGATGCCAGGACAGACTTTCGTTGATTTAGCAATGAACTTTACCCTTAACTTAAATGAAGCTAATGGAAACTACATTTATACTACATTTAGGAATTGGTACAAATTAATATATGATCCTTTGACTGCTGAAATGACGTTAAAGAGAGATTATGTTGGAAGCATGATAATCGTTCAATACAACCGAGCTGGAGATATTTACAGAAAAGTTACCTGTAAGGACATATTCCCAACTGGTCAACCTGGATGGGCTGACGAATTGAATTATGATTCTGCTGATCCTGTAGAATTAGCGATGACCTTCCGTTGCGATCACTGGGTCGATGAGAACGTTGGAGATTAATTTTATTTAGGAAAATAACTATTTTTAAGGAAATTGGGGCTAGTCCCCAATTTTTTTGTCCAAGTACTAATATATAATATAGAATAAATAATCTAAAATGGTTGTATACAAGATAACTAACACGAAAGATGGTAAGGTTTATGTGGGGTACTCCCACAATGATAATCCTAATAACTTTGGAACTGGAAAATATATCAAAAGAGCGGTTAGAGATTTAGGAGCTGATTCTTTTGAAAGAGAAGTCATTAAATATTATGATGACGATGATTTAGAAGAAGTTCTTCAGAACGTAGAACGATGGATCAAAGCTTACAAATCTGATAATCCTACTTATGGATATAATGAAAGAGCTGAAGATTGTCTTCCACAAAAAAGGAGACTTACCAAAAAATTACAGGTTCTCATCACTCCACAAGATGAGGAAGTGCTCAGTAGCATTTTAATAAGAAAGTCAATGGAAAACGGATCAAAGCCCATTTCTATTTCTAAGTATGTGCGTCAGCTTATTAAATTACACATAGTTAAAGAAACTTCAAATGAGCATCTAATAGATAGAATTAAAATAGAAAGTTAAACCATGAACGAAGTAGAAAATACACACGAAGATAATATCAAGAAAGAATTTGAGCAAAGTCAAGGAGCAGACACTGATACAGTAGAAGCTTCTGAAGTTCAACGAACCCCTGATGGTAAAATTTCTTCTTTAGGTAAAGTAGACACTCGCAAAGGTAGGGGTGTTACTCCTGTAGATGATCCAGAAATTAAAAGGATCCAAGATTTAGTAGGATACATTGAATTTGATTTAGCTCAATTACCATCCGGCGGTAAATTTTACAGAGATGATTTTCAAATCCACATTCGAGCTGCTAGGGTCGGAGAGATTAGAAATTTTTCTACTATGGATGAGAATCACTTAAAAGATGTAGATGATAAGTTGAATGACATCTTATTAATGTGTACTAAGCTTACTTTTGGAAAATCCGTAGGTTCTTACAAAGATGTTTTAGAAGAAGATCGAATTTACTTATTATTGGCTATCCGAGAACTTACATTTAAAGACGGTGAAGCCAAATTAATGTTGAAATCTAAAACTCACGAATGCCCTACACGGGGTGCCGTTGATAGAGTTGAATTAAGGACAGAGAACTTAGATTTTCAATTACCTGAAGAACAAGTGATGAGATACTATGATGAAGAAAATAGGTGTTATGCTATCCAGACAAAATCTTACGGTGAGATTAGAATGGCTCCTCCTACTATCGGAGTCATGAGAGCCGTTACAAATTACATTACTAAACGTGAAGAAGAAGGTGCCAGTTGGGACAAATCTTCTCTACAAGTTATTCCTTACATTATACGGGAATGGAGAGGTTGGTCAGATCGTGATATTTTTGCTACGGTTACCGAATTCCAAGGATGGGATGCATCTAAATATTCTGTTATCTTCCGTTTAGCTGAGAAAATGAAAGTCGGTGTTAAGCCTGAACTTAAACATATCTGTCCGGGGTGTGGCACTGAGGTGTCTGCGCCCCTTGAGTTTCCCGACGGCATTAAGTCTCTTTTCGTTATACCAGATATCTCTGGAGAACTTCTTTAAAGTCCGTGTCATCCTCTTGGAAAAGTTACACTTACAGCCAAGCGAGTTAGATTCTCTTCCTTTTTATGAGTATGAATATACTCTTCAGTATTACAATGAACTCCTTCAGGAGAGAAAAGATGGTGAAGACAAAAATCAAAAGGAACAAAGCGATAAATACAATATAAAAGGAATGCAGAATAGCATGTCTAAAGGGCTTCAAACTCCAAAGATGCCATCTTTTTCAATGCCAAAGATGCCTTCCCTATAAAAATTAATCGTTGAATGGCAAGGGTAACTCTCGCAGATTTAGCTGCTCCTCTTAAGAAAATCGAAAAGTATACTGAACAGTCAGAAGCTACCTTACAGGTGGTAGAAGAATTAGTGTATGCCGGCCAGACCATTCAGGGTGCAATTCTCAAAGAATTAGAAAAACAAACTAAAATACTCCAGTTAGGATTAGCCGGTGGGATTGGAGCGGCAGTTAAGAAAAAGAAAGCCGCTAGTGCAGGTGCAGGTGCAGGTGCTAAAGGTGCCACTAAAGAGATGGATGGGTTGGCAGAAGGTTTAAAGGCCATAGGTATTGGGGCTAAAGGTCTTGCAGCTGGTATCTTTAGGTTTCTTCTTGTTCCCAAGAAAGCCGTGACTAATTTTTTAGCAGTGGTGAAGGATGTCTTTGCAGTATTTTCGGATCCAAAGATCGATCCTAAAAAGATCAAGCAATCTTCTAAAGCATTCAAAAGAATTTCTGAGTCTATTTGGCTTTTTGCTAAAAGTCTCGCAAAAGCTACATTAGTTCTTCCTTTAGTCCAGTTGGGTATTGATACTTTTTTGCAGATACTGAAAAAGGTCATGGATAAGTTCAGAGAGCTCAAAAAACCTGATAAAATAGAGGCTGCAGCAGAAGCCCTTCTAGTAGTAAGTGAGTCTATTTTGGAATTTTCTAAAGCTTTAGCTATTTCGGCTTTATTACTCATACCCGGTATGTTTGCAATTCCACTACTCTTTATTTCCATAAAACTTGTGACCAAGATTTTTATCGGTATGGGTAAAAATACTGCAAAGATTAAGAAGGGTGGTGAGGCTTTAAAAGAAGTTGGTTTAGGAATTAGAAATTTTGCCATTGGGCTGGCTTTATTCGCTTTAGCTACAATGTTCATCTTTATGAATCCACTTGTACTCCTTGGGATGGTGGTTTCTTTGATACTAATATCAAGTGCTGTATGGCTCATTGGTAAAATGGATAAGAGGAGAGACATTACTAAAGGTTCTAAGGTACTTAAGGGAATGGGCTTAGGCTTAGCTCTCTTCGGAATAGGTTATGCAGTATTTGCATGGGCTGTTGGGAGTCCCAAATGGGAAGACATACTTAAACAAGTAGCAGTTTTAGCTGGCATAAGTTTAGTGATCGTTTTATTAGGAAAGCTTAAGAGCCAAGTTCTTCAAGGAATTCTTATGTTTTTAGGTATAGGTGCTTCAATGATCGTCTTTTCAATGGGTTACGTTCCTTTTGCTAAAGCCCTAAAGGGTGTAGGGTGGAATGAATTTGCTATACAGATGGCTGTACTTGGGGGAGTTGGATTGATCATGGCCGGTATGGGGGCTTTAGTGGCAGCATCTATGGGATTAATTCTATTAGGTCCTCTTATGTACATCGCGATAGGTTATTCACTGGAAAAGTTGGCAGAGGGTCTTATAGCATTTAAAAGGGTGGATTGGTCCGAAGAAGAGAGTATGAATTTAGGCATCATACTTGCAGGATTAAAGACAGCCTTTATGGGTGGTAAAGAAAATGATGGCTTTTTCTCTAAGATAGGAAGTGTATTTACTGGTGCTTTAGATGCTGGTATTATCATCGAATCCGCCTTAGGTTATATGGCTATAGGAGAGGCTTTAACTTCCTTATCAAAAGGATTGATAGACTTTCAAAAGGTACATTGGACTGAAGATGATACTATTACTTTAACAACTATGTTAGGTGGTATTTCTGCTGCTTTTAGTGCGGCTGGGGGAGAACCTCAAAGCCCAGGTGGAGTTTTAGGATTCGTTTTTGGAAATACATTCTCTCCTAACAAAGTAGAAAGAGGAATTGATTCTGTCATGGATGCTGGTAAGGCCTTAATTAATATTGTAAAAGGATTAAGAGCTTATTTAGACCTCATGGAAGAATTCGGTAGTGAACCGTTTGCACCAGGTGGGGTATTAGAAGTAGCGGTAGGAAATACATTAGGTTTCATTAGTACTGCATTTTCGGCAATAGGTCAAGATGAAGTTTCCGATAGTTGGTTATTCTTCGAGTGGGATGAGAATAATGTACAAAAGGGCATTAGAGCAGTTAGGGGTGCTGGTGATGCTATGACAGATATTGTAAAGGGACTTCGGTCTTATCTTGAGTTACTTGATCAAACTGGAGGAGTAGAAACATTTGAAGAAGGTGGAGATCTAAATAGAGCAGTAGGATTAACTTTAGGTTTTGTGAGTGCTGCATTCTCTGCAATAGGATCACAAGAAACAGAAGACAGTTGGTTATTCTTTAGTTGGGATGAGAACACAGTAGAAAAAGGAATAGATGCTGTTGATAATGCCGGAGCAAGGCTAACAGAAATTGTTAAAGGGTTGCAGTCCTTCTTAACACTTATTGATCAAGCCGGGGGAATAGAAACATTTGAAGATGGCGGTGATCTAAATAAGGCAGTAAGTTTATCTCTAGGTTTCATTAGTGCTGCGTTTTCGGCTATCGGAGCAGATGAAACAGAAGACAGTTGGTTATTCTTTAGTTGGGATGAGAACAATGTTGAAAAGGGTATTGATGCTGTCAAAGGTGCCGGTGAAGAATTAATCAATATTGCAAAAGGTCTTAACGTCTTTGTGGAAACTATTGAATTAGCTGGAGGTATAGCATCTTTTGAAGAAGGGGGAAAATTAAACAAAGCCGTAAGTCTATCTCTTGGTTTTATCAGTGCCGCCTTTTCTGCTATAGGAGCTGATGAAACAACAGACAGTTGGTTATTCTTTAGTTGGGATGAGAACAATGTTGAAAAGGGTATTGACGCGATTAAAGGTGCGGGAGATGAGCTTACAAACATAGCACTAGGTCTTAAAGAATTCCAGGGATTGGTAGAAACTGACTTAGACTTTGCGCCTGATGGAAGATTGGCAGAAGCAGTTGGAAAATCGGTTACATTTATTGCAGAGGCATTTAAAGCAGTAGGAATGGAAGAGGAAACAGATGGATGGTTCGTATTTAGTTGGGATGAGAATCTAGTACAAAAGGGAATTAAAGCTGTTAAGGGTGCGGGAACGGAATTAAAAGATATAGCACTAGGTCTCAAAGAATTTCAAGGTTTAGTGGAAAGTGATTTAGATTTTCAACCAAGTGGGAGATTAGCAGAAGCAGTTGGAGAATCAGTTACCTTCATTGCACGAGCCTTTAAAGCAATAGGTGAAGAAGAGGCTAGCGATGATTGGTTTACATTTAGTTGGAATAAGAATCTGGTTGCAAAGGGTATTGAAGCTGTAGAAGGAGCAGGAAGTGCTCTTTTAGATATTGCCACAGGTCTTAAGGAATTCCAGACGATGATAGAGAAAGATATTAGTTTTGCTCCAGGTGCACCTTTGGCTAATGCAATTAATGGTGCAATGGGAATGATAGGTACTGGTTTTGGTTTCATTGGAGGTATGAAGGAAACCAAAGAAGTTGACATGGGTTGGATCTCATTCTCCTGGGAAGAGAATCTGGTTAAGAAGGGTATTGAAAACGTAGAAGGAGCAGGGGCCGCTCTTACGGATATTGCTTCTGGGCTGGTGAGTTACATTGAAATGATAGACGATAAAGTGGACTTCCCAACTCTCTTAGATTTTGTAGAAAAAACTTTAGGAGTTGTTGGAACAGGTTTTGGTATGATTGGAGGACAGACTGTTAAGACAGGTGAAGGTTGGTTTGGGATTGAATGGAATGAGAACGCGGTCCAAGTTGGTATTAAATCTGTTAAAGGAGCAGATAAAGCTTTAACTACTATAGCCATGGGATTAATAACATATGTTGCAATGTTAGAGGATGACATGGATTTTAATCAACTCTTGGATTTTGTTTCGGGGACTCTAGGAATAGTAGGAAGAGGTTTTGCCGATATAGGCGCTCAAAATCAGATGACAGGTTACTACGGTATTACATGGGATGAAAATCTGGTGCAAAAGGGTATCATAGCCGTTAAAGGTGCTGATGCCAGATTGAAGGAAATAGGACTTAGTCTCACAGACTGGGTGACAATGACTGAAACTGGGCTTGACTTTGAGAAGATGAATAGCTTCATAGGACAAACACTTGGAATGGTAGGAGGTGCCTTTGCCGAGATAGGTGGGGCTAATACCAAGAAACAGGTCTTATGGTTTGAATGGGATGAGAACATCATACAAAAAGGAATTGCTGCCGTTGCTGGAGTTGGAGCGCGATTGATTGAGATTGGTAAAGGGGTTGCTGAATTTGCTAATTTACCTAATCCTAAAGTAGCTGCTGAGGCCATCGCCATTCTTTTTGAAAGTACCGGAAAACTGTTTGATCAATTAGGGAGGAAACCTTTTTATGGTACAGGCATGTGGGCTGTTCAATCTTTCTGGGTTAGTATGGCAGAAGTTGGATCTGATAGCAGCCTAGAGAAAGCTGCTAAGGACATGGGCTTGATGGCTAAAAACATCAACAGCTTAGAAATAAACAAATTAGACGGCTTAGCTGCCCTCATGGTAGAATTTCGTGAAACGGCTGATGAGATGGACGGTTGGGGATTCTTCAGTGATATGGCTGATGGGATAGGTAAAATGGCAGAAGGATTTAATAATTTCTTCCAACCATCAACAGATCAAGTAGCAGATGCCGAAGCTGCAACATCAGCCGGTGAAGAGGGCGGTGGCATGGCACTCATTACTAAAGAATTAAAAAGACTTAATGGTTCAATGGCTCAAATGAATAGAGTTCTTGCTAACTTACCTGAAGATATATCTCAAATCAAATTAAAGTTGCCTAATACTTATTCAGGTTAACATTTCATTATCTTAAACAATCTTAATTTCTTGTGTATAATAATTAACTAACACAAGTATAAAATGGCAAATGAAAAGGGCATAGTATGGTTCGACTTAGAGACCACAGGAATTAACACAGTTAAAGATAGGATCATAGAAATATGTATGATCAAAGAGGTTCCAGGAGAAGAGACTCAAACATATAAGACTTTAGTCCGACCGGACTGTGGAACCAAAAGTCACCCAGAAGCAGAAGATAAACATGGAATAACCGAAGAGGATCTAAAGGATGCTCCGATATTTAAAGAGATAGCACGAGAGGTTGTTGAATTTATTGGAGAACATGCTCTTGGTGGTTACAATATCCTTTATTTTGACGTTCCATTTTTAGTGGAAGAATTAATGAAAGCTGGGATTGTATTCAATCATAGGAATCGTCCTATAATAGATCCGTGGATTATTTACAGTAAGTATGAATCTAGAAATTTAGAAAATGCTTACACTAAATTTACAGGCAAAGTATTAATAGGCGCTCATAGAGCAGAAGCAGATATCCGAGCAACAATGGAGATTTTTGAGAAACAAAAAGAAATTTATACTGAAATGCCCACTTCTATTAAAGAAATAGATAGTGAAGTTAATAAACGAATAGAAACAGTAGACCTATCAGGAAAATATAAATTCAAATCTATACCTAATTCTGATAAAAGTGAAATTGTTTTTAACTTTGGAAAACATAAAGGAAGACCATTTAGAGAAGTTTATATGATAGATAATCGATATCTTCATTGGATGATAGATAAAGGGGAATTTTCTAAAGAGACAAAGATAATAACACGAAAGCTTATCGATAAAATTGAATTGGATCCACCCTTTTAAAATACAAATGATGATGAAAATATTAACAAAAGAAGAAGTTGGAGATAAATTAAATGGCACTAGCCTCAAAGGATATTTGGTAGGTTATGCCTATGAAGATTTAGTAGAGGGTTTAGGTGAACCTACATATAGCAAAGAGAGTGCTGATGGTAAGACTCAAAAAGAATGGAACGTAGAGTATGAAGGTAGATTCTATTCTATCTATGATTGGAAAACATGGGATAGGCATAAGACAGTTACTGATCTGCGAAGGTGGAATGTAGGAGGACATAAAAATGCTGACAGCTTTATTAAAGCTCTTTACTTCACTCTTCGCCCTCGACCCTTCCAAAAGATTTTTTGAAAAAAGTTGGTGCTAGATTTTTTTATCCCAATAAAATTGATTATATTTAATTATATTAATACTTAAAACATAAGACAATGAAAAAGAAAAAAACAATGAAATCTAAAGTCATGGACTTTGTGCGAGAGAATGGACCTCAAAGGTACACAGATATTCAAGCATTCGTTTATGATACTAACTTCGGTGAAGGTGCTTGGAAGAAGGGTTATAGAAAAGAAAAAGTGTATAATTATTCCACAGGAACCTACAAAGAATCCAGAGTGAACGTGAACCGAGGATGGTATAGCGGTGCTTTTAGTGGACCAAGACCTTATTTTTTGGTTGGTGGAACCGAACAACTTTATAAGCGAGAAGATGGCTTATATGATGTAGTTAATAAATAACTAAATGTTCTTTAAAATATGGGGGTGCCCAGGCTTTGACATTATGATTGAAGTTTTGAACACAGCACAGGGGTGATGGCCTACATCAACGTTCAAGTGGCAACACTGAACTTGCAATGGCAGCCTAGTCAGACTAGCTGTTTTGCACACCGTACTACTGAGTAGGCTTGTAGGTAGGTAAGGTGTTAAAGGAAGCACAAGAGGCGAAAGGTAATGATACTTAGACCGTGAACAGCCTTAAGAGTTCTAACACAGGTTATCCGTTCTGGAAGTTTAAGAAAACTTATCCTAAGCTGTAAGAATGTTCATTATGGAAACTTAATGGACGTGGGTTCGATTCCCACCACCTCCACTGATAAGGTTTATAGTGGTCGGCATACCAAAGCAGAGCTGGAAACATTAACAATGCTACTCGGGTCGACTGCCACCACTATAATATGGGGGTGTCTGGAATTGATAGAAGATGTTGATATGAATCAATCTAAGGATATATGAGTAAAAGACCTAAAAGCATTTATAGTGTAACA